GTGGTAAAAAAGCCGTGCCGTCTCAGTAAGCGCGCCATGCCCGGCCCGCAACTGGCCTGAATGCAGTTCACGCCAGCCTCTTGGGCAAACTCGCGGAACTGCTCCCAGAATCCAGCCATCACCGCCCCGAGATGCCCGCCCGCCCCGGCAATCACATTCAGAACCAAGAGCCTCGGGTAGGAAATGAACTCAAAGGCGAATGCGAAAACCGTGCGGCCGTCCTGCTGAGCAACGCCTATATGGACCCGCCCCTCCTCTGCCATTTCACGCAGGTCAGAGGCTGAGAATTCCCCGTCTGCCGCGCCGATGGCAACGCGCTCAAAGAGGTGATGCAACTGTGGGAATTCTCGCGCGACCTGATCGCGCCCCTGGAGAATGATCAATTTCATACAGCGCCCAGTGGCTCGAAGTAGACAGTCACGGCATCGATGCGGAAAGGCTTGTCAGATATGTTGCGAAACGACAGCGAGAACTCGGTCCCCGCGCACTCAATCGGCACCATGCCGCCCGGCCGGGTATTCCCCCGGATGCGGATCGGCGGCGTGTAGGCGTCCGGGTTACGCACATCAAAGTGCATTGAAAACTCGCATTCGCCCTCAATGACGAGGTCCACGCCGAGCACACGTTTCATTTGACCGGGCGCTTTAAAATCCATGTACGGAAGCTGCACCAGCACTTCGAACGGAGCTCCTGCGTCTGTACTCGCATCGTTGGTGAACCGATAGATATCGTCTCCACTGCGGAAATAGAGTTCGCCGTTCAGCTCCGCGAAGGCGTCCACGCGGTAAGGCACCTGGTACCAGGACCATGCAGCGATCTTCGCTGACCGCGATACCGAGTAAACAAACATGGTGCTGCCGATCACGCAGATGTACTGCCCAGTTCCGTAATGGAAAAAAGCCATCGGCACATCTTCGGTTTGGCGGATCTCCGGCACCACAAGCGAGTCAATTGGACTGCCGACATCCACATCAGCAAGATTGTCCGTGTATTGCAGCGTGGTAATTGAGCGGAACCCGAAGTCAGCCAGGAAATAGAGATCGCCTGACACGTTGCGCACCGTCCTCGGGTAGCTGGTACCGACGTTCTCGACCCTGTCTGCCAGTCGCATCGTCGTCGGGTCAACGCCCTGCACATCCCAAATCTGCACACCGTCACGCGCCAGCACAGCAAGATTTGATTGATGTTGCCCTAGCGCCATCGTGTTGCGGTCGCCACTGAATTGCAGGCCAGTCGGCAAAAAACCGGCGTCGTTCGATGACGACCAATCCCGCGGGCGCGTGGCGGCGCAGTAGCGAACGGTCGAGCCGTCCTTACCGGCCGCGAAGATTCTCGACGCAGTTTTTAGGGTTGGCTTGGTATGAGGGCAGTTTTTGTCTGCAATAGCGGTCGTTTCTGCCTGCCAAACGATCCTGCCGTCCGCAACACGCCCACCCGAAGCTTGAGGCCACGCCGGCTCTGTGGCCCCAGACTTATCAACTCCAACAGAAACCCAGGTTACGCTGCCATCTGCCACCGTCTTGTTGGGTTCAGTAGGCCATTCTGGCTCCTGGCCACCCGTGACCCCGGCCACCGTGCACTGATATCTGAATCCGTTTGGCGTCACTGGCTGCCTCTCGGTGTTCAGGGCCATATCTTTTCTTGCCTCCCAGGAGCTAACCCCCTGAGCAACGGATACGGCCTTGTAGCGCAACGGCGAACCAGGCGATGTAGGCATAACATAGTCGCCAAGCCTAACCGTCGCGGCACCCTTCCAGGCGTCAGGCGTGTCCAAGTAGTGGTGCTGGACACTGCCATCCTCATACTCGACCACTGCGTACAGGAAGGCGTTGAACACATCCGCATACCAGAGGTCTTTTATCGGGCGCTCGCCGACAGGATGGGCCAACTTATGGGCAACAAAGCGCGGGTCTGCGTGAGAAAGACTGCCTGATCCGTAGAACGTGTTTAATTTGCCGAGGCCGGCAAAAAGCCCGCGCGTGCCGGGCTCGAGTGTGGTCACCTTGACCGTACCAGGCCGCTTGGCAGTGGCCAGCCCCGTCGTGACGTAGGCATTTTTCATTTCCAACAGACGATTCGCATCGGATACAGACGCGCCTTTGCGGCGGTCAATCCCAAGATCAAACCGGTCAAATGTGATTGCTCTGGGCCCAGCCATTTATCGCTCCAGGGTAAATCTGCCGTCTGAGGTCATCACCACGCCAGCAGAAGCGGGAATGCCGCGGTGTGCCACATATCGCCGGTTTTCATGCTGACGCCCGGTATAAGCTGCCAGCAATTGCGTGAACATCTGCCCCGCGACCTGAGCATCAGGATGGCGGTAATGCGCCTTACCAACCGACACGGCATAGGCAAGCAACAGGCGCCAGGGAACGCTCGGGCGGTCCTGATCTTGCTCGAGGCGGGTCTCGTTCAGCGTGTAGTTGATTATGAGGTCGCAGGCCTCGCTAGGCGTGGGCCATACCTCAAGCTGCCCAGACAGGGTGTCGTAACGCTCCGGCAGCCCGCGGCTGCTCGTAGACTCGCGCTGCCGCTCGGTAATGCCTTGGACCAACAGATCGCGGTGCGTATCGCCAGCCTGCACCCAGACTGAGCCAACCCACCCCGGGTCTATGTCAACGTCGTCCTGGTCATCGTGCCAGTCATACAGGCGTGACCCCGCAGACAGCCGAATAACGCACCGGCGCGCGAGAATCGATGCGCCAGCCTTCTCCAAAATGACCGCCTGACCCTCCTGAAGAAAATCATTCAGCAAATCTCGGTTCAGATCTGCGGACGGCCCCTGAGCGATCATCCCCAGGCGAACACGCAGCTTTCGCCGGAGCTCGCCTAGCGTCTTATTTCTTGCTTGGATGGGGTTCTCGGCAGGCATCAAGCGGTCTCCAGAGCGATCTTCAACATGTTGTTTTCCTGAGTCAGCCGCACCGTGATCGTTGTTTTCCCTGTTAGCGTGGCACTTGCCGAGCCGACCGACACCCCGGCGAGTTTGCTTGCTGACGATCCGGATGGGTCGAACAAACTCCCAAGATCGGCCCCGCTGGCCACCTTTAGCCCCGTGTTTGCCGCACTGGTACCGGCGGTATATAGGGCCGAGACCTCCAGAGGAGCAGCCTTAGCCGTGGTCGCTCCGCCGTTGTCCAATATCAACCTGCCGTTGCTCGGCCGAAGTCGCAACGAATGCCCGGTGAAGGAAAAAACCGGTGCCGCCATGCCGAGCGACGCAGAAAGATACGGAGCGGACAAACGCCCCTGCATCGACTGGTCCTCTCGCACATCGTTGCGGACCGTCTTGGAGTAATCAACAGCGCCAGGCGGGCCATCAGGTCCTTGACGTCCTTGCGGCCCCTCTCGTCCTTCTTGCCCGCGCAGCCCTTGGATACCCCTTGGACCTTCAGCACCTTGCGGCCCGCGCGCGCCTGTTTCCCCCTTGCCAAAGGGGTAGCCCTGTGACCAGTCGCCCAGCGCACTCGAGAGCTTGAAGTACAGCAAGCCAGTATCTACCGCGAGGAAAGCGAAACCCTTGAGCCTGTTGCCGTAAGTGGTCCGCTCACCTTCGAGCCCGCGAGCATCAGTGGTGAATGATGGCCCCACTGGGCCGACTGGCCCATCCTGGCCCTGCATGCCGCGCGGCCCTTGCGGCCCCTCCCGGCCATCCGGCCCAGGCCGTGACAACACCGCCTGCGCATCGGGCGTAAGCTGATCAACCCCCACCACACCAGCCCGGAGCCGGCCATCGTCCGCCTGCAAAGCCATCTGGTTTTCCAGGAGCGCGTTGATCGACAGAGAGACATTGTCGAGCTCCGCATTCAAGGCGCCGTGGTCAGTCCGATCTGGATTGTTGTCGAGAAAGTTTTTATGCCGGTCGTAACCGGGTGCCTGAGCCATACATGCCTCGCTATGTCAGAGTGTTAGGGCCGAATCTCGGCGGCGCGGATAAACATGTCATCCATCTGCGCATCGCTGATGCCGGCGGCGTGAGCGATAAACCCCAATGACGGGCTGCCGCGATCCCAGACGGTGGCGCGATCCCAGGCCCATTTATGCGCGGCGGGTAGCTCCGGGCTGTTGACGACCGCCATAACGGCGTCCATCAGGCCGGCCTCAATAAGCGCAATGCCGCCTTGGGCTGCTGTCACCGACTGCGGCACGACTCGCAGCGGCGTAAGGTGGGCATCCACCTCTTCGGGTGTCATGGGGATAAGGCCGGGCAAGATCCAAGCATCTTGCGACCCGTCAGACTCAAAGGCATGGACAGTGCCGATCTGGTCTTTGAAATATTTCATCCGCGCATCTCCGACCAAAAGACAATAGATGTCCCACCGGCACCGGATAGTTGGTAAGTCGCTCCTCTGGGTACAACCACTGTTGCACTCGCCTGTGCGGCGCTCGATCCAATTGGGTAGCCTGCTGCCCTCACGCTACCGACATAAATGGCGGCAGCACTCGCCTGATTTGAGACAGTGATGCAGACCATAATCGGCCTGCCGGTGCTATTCGTGTATACGGTATTGAGCGCCCGCGATGCCGTCACCTCAACCCAGGATTGGCTCGCACCCAGACCCAGATTCCCCCCAGAGATGGCAGCCGACAGCGTCGCGTAATCCGTCGCAAGCTGCGCGGCATCTGCGCTACCGGGATTGGCCACGACGCCAAATAGGCGGATGACCCAACAGCCGGTTGCGTTCAAGCCTCGTGTCTCGGCAGCAGTGCGGGCTACGCGCGAGGCGTCGAAAGTGACCTTGTCGACGTATCGGTCAGTCGCTGATGCCACGTTCTGGGGTGCTTGCGCACCGCTTTTTGTTGTGGCCGTAAAGACACCAGAGCCGGCCACATCCACCATCCGCGCGCCGTTATTGCCCACGCCCGGGTCAAACGCGCCGGCAATGTTTTGCACCGCATCACGCTGGATAACGCCATCGACACCCGCAGACAGCGCACCGTCGCCCCGCATAACAACCGCGCCAAGGGAGCCGGCAGACTTGCCGTTGTAATCTGGCGCGCGGATCGTGGTCGCGCCGTCACCCAGGGAGAACGACGCTCGCAGCTCGGGGTTAGCGAGCCACTGCGCATCGGTCACAACTGGGACGCCGGGATTAGCCCCCGTGACGCTTGCGGCAGCGTCCGGGTACAGCGCACGGGGCAGCATTTGCCCATCGGCTGGCGCGTATCCCGGCCAAATGGCCGCCCGATTTGGGCACCAGGCGACCATAAACATAGGTATGCCCTGGTTCGCCCTCAAATCAGCGGCGTAGCGCTCGGCATCATCGCGAGCCACCATAGCGCCATCGCGCGCAGACACCGCAACAGCCGCAGAACTAGACGCCGTGGCGGCGTTTGTGGCCGCATTGGTAGCGGCGCTGGTGGCAGTGGCGGCGTCAGCGCGAGCACTCGCGGCGGCAGTCGTGGCACTAGATGAGGACGCCCCGGCAGACGTGGCGGCGCTGGTCGCCGTTGCCGCCGCCGTCGTCGCGGCCTGCGCAGAACCATAGGCCGAAGCCTGGCTACCACTCGCCGCCGATGCACTCGCCTGCGCCGAGGCCGATGCACCAATTGCCGTCGATGCGGCAGATTTCGCGTCATCGGCATCCGCATCAGCTGATACGGCCGCGTTGTTTGCTTCAGCGGCCGCCTGTTGCGCAGCGAGAACGTCATCGCTGACATTCCCCGAGAACTCAATATAAAGGGCGTTTCGCAGGTCATCAGAAAGCGCCTCGCTCGTAACGATTCCAGTCGCCAGCCCCCCATCATCGCGCTGGATCTTGGCGAGATTCTTGCGGATGCCACGGATAGACTGCGCGACGCCATCAAACTCATTGTTGATAGCTTGATTGTCCGTTTGGTCCGGGAAGTCAGCCCCGAAGTCTTTGGTGCGCTGGTAGTCGGGAGGCTGGGCCATGATTCTTACTCCTCCTGCCCGGTTTCCGCGCCAGGCTCAACGCCTTCTGGTGCCGCAGCACGGCGACGGCCACCACGCGCGGTCGAGGCGCCCGGGTCACCGCCTTCGGGCGAAGCCTTCAGAAGTTTCGCAGCGGCGGCCTGGGTGCGCTCGATGGCCGATTCCAAGCCGCCTGAGGCGCGTTTTCCGTAGACCTGTTCAACCAGCAAGCCGCCTTCGTCACTGCCGTACTTGGATGCAAGGCGGTCGAATTCTTCATCGGACACGGGCGCAGGAATGTGCGCAACATCGTCGGCGGACAGGTCCTTGATGCTCATGACTCGACCCGCCAGGGTGTGGACATTGTCCTCGCCGTGGATCGTTTGCAGGATGGCCAGCTCATGCGGCCGGATCGTGACCGGGGTCATCGTGTGGGCGTCGCGGCGGATGCGCGCCAAAAGGACGTAGCTCATAGATACCTCTCAAGGATTGGCTCAATTGAGAAAACCCAGCGGCTCGCGCCGCCGGGAAGATCAGCCTGTTAGGCGATAGAAAGCACCGAATGCGCGTTCGAGCGCTTCAGCACCAGGGCCGCACGCAGGTTGATCATGTTGAACAGCGCCAGGACGTTATGCGGCCGGGTGGGGGTCACAATGTCCATGTCGTCGTCACGCAGATCGATGTGCTTGGTGTTGATGAAGTAGCAACGCTTCTCCCAGGCCACAGTGGGCGAATCCAGAGCGTCCAGGGTCTCGAAATTCGGGTCCCAAGCAATCGGCACGCCCTTGAAGTACAGCCCGGTTTCTGCGCCGGAACCCACGCCGGCGTCCACCTTCTTGACAGCGCCAGACTCAGCGTTTTGCGAGATGGTGATCGTCTTGCGATAGGCATCGATGAAGTGCGATCCCGCCAGAATGAAGTCGGGGCTACCGCCGTTGCGGATGCACTTGCGCCACTGAGCCTCCATGGTGTCGGCCAGCAGTCCACTCGTACCGGTAGCAATATTGATGGCGGCGTTGTTGCGCCAGTACGCGGCAGTGGCGCGGTCAAGACCGCCGACAACACCGACGTTGGGCGTGGTAGAAATCAACCCGTCCAGGCCAGTAACGGCGTCGGCAGACTGGGTCCCATCGCGGTGCAGCTCCAGGTCGAGCTTTTCGAAGAACCCAAGCTTGAAGGCCTCCATTTGCTCGTCAAACAGGTTCACCAACTGAACCTTTTCGTTTTGCTCGAGCTTGTAAGCGCCGCGCTCGCCCTCGCGCACCTTGATGCCGTTACCGAACAGCGTATCGTGGTCGATCATGAAGGCGTCCACCGCACGGCGCCACGGGAAAGCCGCCTGGTCAGTGGTCTTGCGCTTGTTGAAGCTGACCGCTGCGTCGCCATAAGCCCAGGCGAAATTGCTGTCATAGGATTTGCGAACGTTGACGACAACGTTCTGCTTAGCGCCAAGGAAAAGCTTGCGCTTGCTCATCAGCTTCTTGAGCAGCGGGTGCTCAACGCCGATCTGGTCAACCGGCAGGTTGCGCAGGTATTCGTCCAGGGAAACCTTCCCGAGGTACGCAAGGTCATTTGCGGAAATGGGCATTTGTCGCTCCATATGAAAGTTGATAGGGCCAACTTCCACACCGGCCCAGGACGCCGTCCTGGAATTTCCTTTCGTGCCCTGCCGTGCGCGACGCTCGGCTTACATGCGGCTATGGCAGATCGGTGGCGCTACCGGACGCGACCCCGGCGATACAGCGACAATTCGGTATGCGTCATTGAGAGGCTGCGGGGGCCGGCTGAGCTGGTCGCGCTGTCAGCTATCGCGTTTTCCAGCCGGCCCGCCTGCATCTCTAGACTTGGCGATGCCAGTATGAGTTTTCTTCGGCAGCGTCAAGCATTTTTCTCAATGCCCTAGAGACCCAAAGAATCGATATGGGAAAAGATGCGATCCGTTGGCGACTGGCTCGCGGATGGAGCCAGACGCCCGGCGACAGAATTACGCCCACTGATGGGGGCATGCGCAGGACGGCGCGGCGCCTGCGCCCGAACGTTGTCATACAACATGCGAATGGCGGCTGGCCACTGCTCGGGCCGGTAGGTGCGCGCGAATTCCTGTAGCCGCGCTGGGTCCTGGAAATATTCCTGGACGGCGGCCATGCGCGCCGGATGGTCAACCTCATGCTGCCTCGTGCGCACATACTCCGACAGCGATTGCTCAGCAGCTGCCACGGCCTGGCTGAACTGAGCCTCCTGGTGTTGCTGCATCTGGGCGGCTTGCTGCCGCTGCGCATTGGCGGCTTGCGCGCGACGCAGTTGCGCCACCTCCATCGCAACATCTCGCGGCATCTCGAGATTGTTCACCATTTGCGACAGATCCGGGAAATCAGACAGCGCATCGAAGCCGGGCGCATCCTGACCGAGACGGCGATACAGATCCGCTCGAGCCTGCTCCAGCATCTGGGCGGCCTGCTGCAAATCCTGCGGGTCATTCGAGTTGACCATGCGCGCAAATTCGATGTGCTGCCCAAAAGACTCCGCCGTCAGGCCAGCAGAAGAAACGAGCTCTCGCACCGCTGTGAGATGTTGCTCAGCTTGATTTCGGCTGTCGATGATGCTCTGGACTCGCGCCCGGCCACGCTCGGACTTGATGCCTGCCACAAGGTCAGCGTCTGCTTGCTCTCGGCTAGGGGGCTGCGCTGGCGCGGCCGCGGGTTTCAACGGGTCCGCCGTGGTTGCGCCATCGGCCGGGGCGTTTGGCGCAGCCGATGGCGGCTGGCTACCACCGACGAACCGGCCAAGGTCATCGCGCTGCCGCCCAACGGGGCTGTCTTGGCTCTCCCCGCCCTCAGTCAATGAGTCGAGAAACTGACTCGCAGCCGATGGAGCTTCCGTGTCGGCATCAGTATTGCCAGCGAAACCTTCCCCAGCGGAGTCGGTGGGGTGGCCGACCTCGTTGTCGGCATCGATCGCACTGCTATCAAAATTGTTGTCTTGATCCATGGTCCTCTCCTACTGGTTGACTGCTGGGATGCTGGGAGCCTGTCCAGGCGCTCCAGGAATTGCCCCACCTTGCTGCACGGCCGCCATCGGATCTTGGGACGGCGGCGGCGCGCCATCTGGCGGCATGTTTGTTGCATGTTGAGGGGCTGACGCAGCGCCAGGCGCTACACCAGGGCCGCCGGGCTGTTGTGACGGCGCCGGACGCGGCAAGAACTGATCAACATCGATGCGGTCATCAAACCGCTTGAGCGTTTCGCGCAGCAGGCTTTCAAGCGGCGAATAATCGACGCCCTGGGCGGACAACTGCATAATCTGCACGATCAGTTGCTGGATGACCGGGAATGCCTCAGTCCAGATCCGTTGCCCCTGGGCCTTATCCGGCGCACCAGTGGTGCCCGCCACGATATTGATTTCGACCATGTCGAACACTTGGTCTTGCGTCAGTTGCGGCCAGTCATAGGCCTGCTTTACGACGACCTCGACGACCGAGCCATCCGGCATAGGCACCTGTCCTACCTGATTCGGCCCTGTATAGCGTTCCACCTGCTCCGGGCGCATCTCCTGGAGCAGCATCTGGGCCGCGTATTCGTCCATCTCCTGCAACAAGTCCTCAAGTTTGTCGCGGAACTCAGCAGTACGCCCAGACAGGGACTGCTGCATGATGCTGGCCTCGGTTGCCGTCTTTGGCTGCACCACCGTCGAGCGTGCCGCATCCTGCAATGCCGTCACCTGCTCCCAGTCCTGCCTTATCGGCCCGGTGTCATAGTCCATGGGGTTCACCGGGATGGGGACTTTGGGAACGATCACCTCTCGCAATGGCTTGTTGTCGGCGCGTACCAGGATGACTTCGCCCAGCACTGCGTCGGTGTGTCGGTCCAACGTCTTGCTGTCGATACTGTCCTTATCCGCTACCCAGCCCGGCTTATTGAGGTCACGGTGCGCGGCGAATTTGTCCCGCGTATCGTTGTATTCGTTCTGGAGCTTTTCGGTCAGGTCGACCAGGCACGGCGCCACGAACTGCCCCGGCAGGACCGCGTAGGGAAGGATGAAAAACGGGTACCACCGGGCACCGACGCTCTCAGGGGCATACGGCGGCCGGCAGAAATAGTCGCAGCCATCGGCCATCGTATATACCATCTGGCTATCCCGATCCCAGATTTCCCGGATCAGCAACTGGTCATCGTCTGACTTGCCGCCTCCGGAATCCAATCTATCGGGCAGCGCGATGCGCGACTGCCCGCTGCCACCATTCCCCTGCTCGTCCTTGCGGTATACCTTGGCTTCGCGCAAGTCCATGCCGAACCGCTCTTTCGCAGCGCGGCGTGTCATGGGAATTTCCTGGGCGATCCAACTGGCAAACGGGTAATCATCGAACTCGACCACCGTCGGATCGATGATTAGGTTCTCAGGCAGGACGCGGTCTATCACGATGCCCTCGGATGCTACGACTTCACTCTTTTCCTGTAGACCTTGCAGCGCAGCAGCAAGCCGCGCCCGCTCGAGCTCCATGTCACCGCCTCGATCCGGATCGGTGGCATCCCGCATCAGCGTTTCAATTCGGGCGATGTTGTCCTGGGTGTCGTTGATCCGATCAACGATGACCGGGTCTGTCTGGTAATTGCGCTGATACGTCACTTTGACGATTCCGAAATACTCGGTGATGGCCCCAAGCACGGCCATCTTCATTCGCTTTTTCAGACCTGCCTTGCGCATCTGCTTGGACAAGACGGTTTCCAACGTCTCGCAGAACAGCCGCACGTCACCATTGCGCCATGCCCCAGTCACCGACACGTCTGGATTGCGGGCGTAGACGTTAGGCAGCATGGCCTGCGTCGTTGAAAAAATCAGGTTTGCGCGCGGATCAATAAAGCCCTCAGTGGTCGGGTCCTGCTTCCAGTTGAAGCCGGCCACCGCCTTGCGGTTGTGCTTGATCCGTTTGTGGAGCTGCTCCCACCGGGATCGGGCGCTTTTGATGCGCTGCTGCCAATCAGACGCGAGTGGGTCGGATTGCGGGCGCTCGCCCTGGGCAGGCCTGAACTCACCCTGCGCGGCTGGCTGCTGGTCGATATTGATCATTTGACGGATATCCGGATGTTTCCTTGGCCGTCAGTGTCGGGCAGCTCGTTCGGGTCAATGGATTTTTCTCGATCCGGACTATCTGGCGCACGACGGATAGGACCGGTGGCGTACATGGTCTCATCCCAGGCGTGGTCCTCCATAGAGGTGTCCACGTCTTCCAGCAGGTTCTGGTCGGGCATGAGCAAAGGCACAGTGCGAATCCAGTGCTTACATGAGTCAAACACCTTCAAGCGATCCGCCATAAGCAGATCGATGATCCGCTGCGCGCCGTTGATTCGAGAGCCGCGCCCCTTTGCTGATTCGCGCCACAAAACCCCGCCATGCTTGAACGCACGCGCAATGCTCTCGGTGCCCACCTCGCTGAAGATTGCCGCGTCAGCAATGTTTTGCCGATAGTCGTAGCCTAGGCGCGCGTCGTGTTTCTCGATTTCCTTGATGCGTCTGGCCACAGCAGCCGCCTCCTCGCGGCTGCCGACGTTGGGCTTGCCACCGTAGCCGTACAGCTCACGCCAGCGATAGAAAACGCCATCCTCGGACAGGGCCCACCAGCCCACGCTGTAAGGCTTAGCAAAGCCCCAATCCATTGCTTTCCAGACTTTCCAGGTATGCGGGATCACGAAGGGCTTGACCACGTGCCGCTCTGGGTCGAATACACCCTCAAGGAATGACCCGGCCACTGCATCCCAGTCACCTTTTTCGAATGCCCTGACCAACGCGGCGGACCCAAGCCCGCGCAGACGGGAGCGGTAAAGCGGGTCGTCCTGCGCCATCGTCGGGTTGTCTTCCAGAAGCGCCGGCACGTACTGACGCAGCATGCCGCCCTCGTCGTCGGGTGCGCGCCAGACCTCCATTGGTTCATGCGCGCCGTCACGCCCGAGGCCCCAGGCAGCCTTGACCCACCCGTGCCCGACGTTCCCCGGGTTCGACCCGGCCAGGATGCGCGGAAAATGACCCGCGAACTGAGGCGGCAGGCCGATTGAGGTCATCCGCACCCGAGAGCGCAGAAAACGGTAGATCACATCCGTGAAGGTGGTCAGCTCGTCGACGAGCAGAACGTGTATTTCGGCGCCCTGGTACTTGAACCTGTGCTTTTCCAGCTGGCAATGGCACAGGTAAATGCGCGAGCCATTCCAAAACCGGATTTCGGAATCGATGATCTGCACCCAACCGCGCGACACCCAGGGCGCCAACATGGCGCGAAAACCTCGGCTGCCCTCGACATGGTTTTTGATCAGGTCCTCGAGGATGCGCCGGAATAAATAGACCTGTAGGCCCGGGATCGCGGCGCACCAAATGATGGCCAGCGCCCGCATCAGAAAGGACTTGCCGCCACCCGCCGCGCCACCGAACAGGATTTCCGTTCCGATGCTGCTGAGTATTTCGCCCTGGCGCGGATGCAGATTTATGTCCAGCGCCGTCAAATCTTGCCCCCTACAGTGACATTGATCACGGCCGGCGTCGCGCTGCTAGGCAGCTTTTCGCCCTTGGTTGTGTGATCCACCCGATCCTGCAACATCCCGGCGTGGCGCATCAGGAGCGTGCGCACAGCAATCTGGTCATGCGCTTTTACCTCGATGCCGTCCTTCGTGCGGCGTGCGCCGGCGTATAGCGCGCGAGCCTCGGGCGACAAGCGCCGGGTATCCTTCAGGAACACTTCACCCAGCCCCTCGCCGAAGCATTCCGGACAATCGTCATGCGGATCGCGGCGCTTGTCGTAGCCAATACCGCCCTTTTCGTCGAACGGCGGCAACCTCTGGCCCCGCTTGAGTTTTGATCGTGCCGCCTCCCATGCCTCTCTGTCTCGCTCCATTTCTCCCGCGGTGCGCTGGTACCGATGCCCGACGCCGTGGCAATAGCGGCAGCACACGCGGCGATGCTCGCTCAGGTCGTTAGGGTCTGCCTGGTCGGCAGCCAGCAGGCTGCGCAGGATCGCATCCTGGTCAACCTCTACGCGCTCCCGCCTGCGAGCCTTCGCGGCGGCGATGGCCTCGACCACCTCGGGCTTGCCCAGCATGGCGCAGGCAATTTGCTTTGCACTCCGCTCGCTGTAGCCTGCGCGGACCGCAGCCTTGGCCCCATTGAGGTCTACCAAGTACTCGTCCACAAAGCGCAACACCCTGTCTGTTACCTTCTTGCGCGGCATGCGCCCTACCCCCATCAGAAAAGCTCGAACTGCGGCCCGGCGGATGCGGGCCTGAGAAGATGCGGCAGCAGCTCGACCGTGCTCCGGTCGGCGCCATTGCCGCACCCATCGGTGTAGCGGACGACGCAGCGCTCGTGCGGGTCGTCCTTGGAGTGGGCGCCCTTGTGCGCGACGACATAGCCCGGCCTGCCGCTTGGCGTGATAACCCGGCTGTTTACCGGGAAGTCGTCAACGTCGCGTAGGCGCTCCATGTCACCCCCTGCCCGGCGCGCCAACACCGCGGGCGCCAATGCCGCGAATCGGCCGCTGGTCTGCCTGGGCACGCTCGGCTGCGACACGCATAGCGGCGGACATGCCCCAGTTGCTCCGGGCCGCCAAGCCAGGCAAGACCGTGACCTGATGCGCCTGGAAGGCGGGTGTCTCGGCGGGCCGTACTGGCTCAGCTGGCTTGGGTGGCTTTGCGACAACTGGAGGCGCAGCACGAGGCCGGCGCGGGCGCGGCGATGCTACAGGCTTGGGCGGCACGACTGCGGGCGCACGCTCCAGCTCAGCGCGCAGCGCGGCAGTCAGCCACCGCTGATATGCCCCCTGCGCAGTGTGAGCCGCGCGAGCAATCCCGCCCTCGCTGCACTCCCATAGGCCTGACTCAACCTTGCGGATTCTCGGGCGCACCAGGCGCGGGGATGCGGTATGAGTGGGCTCTTGGTCCACGATGGGGCTGAATTTCGTCACAATCTGGCTCACTCGGCTGATGGAGCACCCTAGCTCTAGGGCCAGGGCTGAACGGGTTTCACCTGCGAGCACTCGCCGGGTGATTTCGATATTGCGGGCTGTCTTGGGATGCGTGCTCATGCTGCGCGCTCCCGCGCCACCGCCCAGTCCAGAATCGCCAGCGCGTCCGCGTCGTTGTCCGTCTCCGGGCGGAACCCACGGCGCTCAGCCTCGGCCACCATGTCCTTTTTCTTGGCCAGACCGCTGCCGGTGTAGCTCTTCTTCACGGTGGCCAGGTTGACGCCCACAGGTTCGATGTTGAACCCGTCGCAGACCATGAACGTGATTGCCTGGAACGCGCCATAGGCGTGCGCTGCATCCCACAGCGGCCTGCCCTTCGCCTCGTGTCGGATCACCAACTCGTAGGCCACCTGCTGCACGTTGTGGTCACGGATGATGGCCGTCAGCCAGGCCCGATAGCGTGCCCACTTCTGACCGGCTGACCAGCTTGCTCGGGGCTGGAATGATTCTGTCCCGTGCACGATCCGGCCATCGCGGCGGCGCAGGGCATAGCCGGTCTTGGTGCCCAGGTCGAGGGCCAGGATGCCGATGTTAATTTTTTCGACCACGATTGAGGCCGACGAAACGTGCGCGCGCGCGAGGGTGCCCGCCATCGGATCAAGGGCGATATCCGCCTGTGCGGCGGCGAAGTCAATCTGGGTCATGCCAGCCCCCCAAGGAATGCGCGGGCGGCATCTGCTGCCGGGCTCCAGCTATCGGGTTTGCGGCTGTCCTTGGTGCTGTTGCCCATGCGCGCCTGCGGTGCCCTGCATTCGTCAGCGAGGATTCGCAACATGGACGACCCAAGGTGGCGGCAAGTAGCGGGCCCACGGGACAAAAGATCACCCCGCCCTTGCGCCTTGATCCAGGCCGTGACCTGTTCGGGCACGGGGTCGGCGGTACCAGCGTTGGACAGACGCTGCGCAAGGATCAGCAGCTTTCGGCGGTTGGCCATGCGCGCGCTAATCCCGGCGTATTCGCTGTGCGGCGCGCCGTGGTGCAGTGAGCACAACCAGTCAACGGTGCCGGTCGTGCTATCGGAAATCGTGCCCGGCAGTACGCAGCCAGGGGCACTACAAAGCCGGTGATCGTGTTGTGGCGCTTGGCCGTGGCTCACAGCTGCGGCGGCTTCTGCGTAGCTCATGCGGTTTGCTCCTGTGCGGCTGCGTCACGGCGGCGCAGCGCTTCGAAAATTCGGTCTTTGAAGTCGAGGTAGCTTTCGCCGCCACGGGCGAACAAGCCAAGCTCTCGGCCCTTGCGATCAATGCCAGCGTTGTTGAGCCACCAGCGGTCGTCTGTCTGGGTGGGCTTCGCAGCTTGCACGGCCTTGTCGGGCACAGCGGATGCTTTGGTCCGCAGGGTTTCGAGCGTTTTGGACAGGTAGGCCCAGGGGATAGCCTCGGGGGCAGGCTTGGCCAGCCGTGCGGCTTCGATGCCTGCCAGGGCTTCGTCCTCGGTCAAGCCCTTGTCCACCCAGGCCCGCATGTGCGGGTTCCCTGCGGCGACATCGACCCCACGAGAGCGCAACAGCTTTGCCATGAGGCCGTAAGCCGTGCCGCTGGGCAGGTAGTCCGCTTGGGGAATTTCATCCGGGGATTTTGATCCGTCTCGTGCGGCCTCCGCGCCTTCTGTTCCAGACGAGAGATATTCTTTTTCTTTTGGTTCTTGGTTATTGGTTATTGGGTAAGCATTGCCTTCGCTATGCGTTGGCATTGCGGGTTCTGATGCGTTCGCATGTGCGTTTGCATTGCCCTCCTTATGCCAACGCTTTGCTGCGGACTTGCTGGCCTTGTCTGATTTCTCGCGGCTTTTCTCGATTTCGGCGTCACACCTACGATGCGTCCAGCCTGCATCCGTCAGAGCGAAATACTCACTCAAGATGATGTCTACGGCCTTGCGCTCGGCGGTGCTGGCAGCCCTGGACAGACGGTAAATCTGACGCTTTTCAACAGGCAACGGCTGTTCGTGCTGGTAGTACAGATCAAGCAGGCGACGGTATGCGCCGTCCTCGATCATCGTCAGGTGCGCGGTGTCCTTCAGGTAGTCACCGATGTGATGCGGGTAATAGTTCATCGGCCCGTCCTATAAGCAAACGGCCTGCGGATCAGCTCGTGAAACCTGTCGCGGGCCTGGGGGTTGTGGTCAAGCTCGCGGCGCGATTCGATGCAGCAAACGCGGCGAATATAGGCGGCGGCCTCGTCGGCAGTGGCAGCGCCACAGAAGGCGCGAAAGTCGGCGCGAGCGCAAAGCTGGCCTGATAGGCGGGCGAGTTGGTGCGTCATATCAGCGGTCCCACCCGCACTCGCCGCGGCCTTCGCTAGCGCAAATACAAGCCGCGCCGGTCTTGCCAAGTTCACGGATGGCGTTCAGATAACGGCGAGTCACCGGCACCATGTTCAGCACACCGATGGCCGCATCCAATTTGTCGATAGTCAGGCCCGAGCTACCGGACAGAAACCGGCTTACCTGGCTGTCGTCCCAATCAAGCGCCTGCATAACCTGGGCTTTCGTGCGCGGGTCTGTGAGGTATTGACGGAAGGCGCGCTCCATTGAGGGCGCTTGAGGAACCGGGTAGACCGGAATGGATTCGTTCATGGAAGGGCAACCTTCGTCAAAAGAGCCTGAGTGCGCCTGAGTGCCGCTCGGCCCACACTGGGGGCATCGACAAACCGAGGTGAGAAATGACCGATACCGAAAAACTGCTTGAAACCGCCGAAGGCATCGCCCGCCGGCGCTTTGCTGATCCATCCGAAAAAACGGTGATGGAGCTTTTCCAGGAGCTGGCCGCAGAGCGCGACCGGCGCGCACTTGAGAGCGCCGAGGCCTTTTGCGCGACGGTGCATTGATGAGGTCATACGGCCCCCCTCCGTGCGCAAAATTGGCGAGGGGCACCTCTCGCCATAGAATCGGAGGTTCCTACGCCATCCGATTCAACTTTAAGGAGCCCCTCATGGACTTGCCTGGATTTTTGACCGGCATCACTTTCGCCACGAATGCCTACAAGGCTGCGGTGGAGATTCAGGACGAAGCAAAGATAATCGCTGCCACTTACGATCTTCAGGCGCAGCTCACCATAGCGGGAGCCCATTGCCTCGCCATGAACGAGAAGGTAGCGGCAGCAGCCGATAGCGAACGCACGCTGAAAAGCCGTGTGCGAGATCTTGAAGAAGAGATTGCCGACTTGAAACGCCGAGCGACTGAGCGCGAACGCTACGAGCTTGTGCAGCAGCACCCCGGCACGTTCACCTTGCGCATAAAGGAATCGGCCCGCGGTACCGAACCGATGCATCACATATGCCCCGGCTGCATGGACAACAGATCGATGAAGTCCATACTGCAGTCGGAAAACTCCTCGCATACCGTTCTCAAGTGCCCGGCCTGCCAGACAAGCTATCGTGTGGCGGAAACTCCGGCGCGCCCTTCCCACGCCATCCTGGTCTGATCGATGTGGGGCACTCATCACAAGCCCCCCTGTGCATGGCCCGCCTCCACTGCATCGGTGGCGGGAGGGGTCGACTCTGTTACACCAGATGCCAGCATCTGAGCCAAGCCAGCCAATTTGAGCGCGTCATTGGCCCCGGCGGAGGGCGCCCCGGCCTCCCATCGAGACAAGCGGGGCTGCGGAATCCCCGTGCGCCGCGAGATTTCCGATTGAGTCATGCCATGGGCACGTATGCGTTTGATGAGGTCGGTAGCGGTATCCATGGGCGCAGATTATACGTTTCCGAATAACTTATCAATACCCAATCGAGTTATTCATTCATGCATAGTTACCCCATGAACTCTCGAGAACTACTTAAGGCCCTCATGGATCGTGCTGGCGACACCGCAAATTCGCTCGCACGGAAGACCAAGGTTCCTCAGCCCACCATTTATCGTTTTTTATCTGGTACGGCAGCAGAACCTCGGCTATCTACGTTTGAGCCGATAGCCCGTCACTACGGTGTGCCGGTGGAGGCGTTCCTAAGTGAACGCGCTCGTGCTGAAGTTGTTGACACCGTATTCAGCGGCTTCCCTGCCAAGCGGATTATTGAGTCGCCAGCTCCCGCGAGTGACGACATACCAATTCCGCAGTTCGATACAGGGGGGAAGATGGGGAACGGACTGGAGCTGCGAGATCAGCCCGGCATGATAAAAAGCTGGCATGTGGACCCTGAGTGGCTGCACAAGAATGTCCGCGGCGCATCGTCGGCTACCAATTTGTGCATAGTGACCGGGTTTGGCGACTCTATGAGGCCGATGTTTAACCCGGGGGACCCTCTCCTGGTCGATCGTGGCGTCACAACAGTCGAGTACGACGCGGTCTACTTTTTCCGCGTACACGACGAGGGCTTTATCAAGCGCCTTCAGCGCATTCCCGGGCGCGGCCTAACCGCGATATCCGAAAACCGCGCCTACGAACCATGGGTAATAGATGCAGCAATGGATTTCGAGGTGTTTGGCCGGGTGCTGAAGGTCTGGCGCAGCGAAGATTTTTGAGGCCTTTTCAATGACCGACCCCACTATCCGCAAGATGAAGGATGCCGAGAGGGCACGCGCAGCGGAGTGGCAGCGAAAGATAGCGGCAGCAAAACCAAAGGGCGATATTCAGGAAATAGTACAGGTGCTGGAAAACGCAGCCATCCAACAATGCAAGGATGAGATGCTCTTCCCAGCGCCAGATAACTCGGACGACTTGGATATCTATTACCGCTACGATCCACAACAAGGCTACAAAGCTGCTCATTACGCAAGGCAAGACATCATCGTGGTCTTTGCTATGGCGGCCTTGACACTGGAGAGCATCCGTCACCTCCGCCGAGTCGCATATCTAGCCGTTATCTTGCTCGCACTCATTCTCTACAAAGTCTGGTAGCTGCCAGCAAACATTCAAAACCGCCAGTGAGGCGGTTTTTTTTCGTCTGCGCATAAGTGCTCGATAAATTTATTCGCTTTCGTATTGACTTGAATTATTCGTTTGCGCATAATTCATCCCATCGCATCCCCACCAGCCAAGGCCAGCAAGGGATAGCGCAGACGCTCTTTAACAACCCGCTAGCCGATGTTGCTCACCCTGCCTGTGGGGTGTTCGTCCGGCTCAATCGCACCTACGGGCATGGCCGTAGCTCTGCGCGGCATCCCTGCCGTATCCAGTCCGCCAAGCGCGGTACACGGTGAAACGGGTGAGGCGTAGACGGCCAAAAACGGAAACGGTCACGCCGATTGGAATCTCGGCGCCGCCTGCCCTGAGCGCATCAGGGCGACGACATTCCGGGCCAACCGGAGTACGCCGTGCAAGTCGGCAGCCCGCGCCAAGCCATCGCGGTTTCTTGGCTGGCGCGGATTCATCTGCCTGCGCTTTCCAGAGAGAGCGCAGACCGATGCAGTCAAACCGCCTCGGTTCGCCGGGGCAGCACTGAGGAAATGACTATGAGCGAAAAAACACAGTTGATGCAGTGGGACGAGTGGTACAGGCAGCTTCAATCGCTGGCCGACCTGCACGGGGAAAATGTGGCTGACGCTGACGCATGGCGCGAACCCTACGATGACGGCCAAACGCCGGAAGCTGCGTTTTTTGACGAATATCCGGAACACGAGGAATAACACCCCGGCTCATCCCTCGCGGACGGGCAATCGGGAATAAATAAGGAGGAGTCATGAGCAAGGTAGCAATGCCGGAACCGTTCGTGCTCATGCAGAACAACCCGTGGGGCGGCCATGCTGAGGTAATCAGATCCGCCCGAGGCGAAGATGGTGTGATCGACTGCTACACCACCGACCAGATGGAAGCCTACGCCGCCGCCAAGGTGCGCGAGGCGTTGGAAGAAGCGGCGCAAGCATGTGAAGCCCGCATCGGGCAACACGCTCCAGGCATGAAACCCGAAGATGTCGAGGGTTGCGACGAAGAAGCCCGGCTGTGCGCCGGCGCCATCCGAGCCCTAATCCCCTCAACGCCTGCATAGCTGGGATATGAGCAGTGCCCAGGCTCAGGCGGCATCACCTTAACCTCTGCCGGGTCAGTGCAGAGGGCCATCACATAGGCGGCGGCGTGGATGGACACGCACAAGCGCAGCGTATGAAGAGGTACGGAGGATCGCTGCAATCCTAGGTGAATTGCTCCCCGAAGACCTCAGCCGGTATCAAGCCCGGCCCGCCTATGTGATGGTGAGCAGTAAACCAGCAGGCACCGGATCTTGTAATCCGGCGAGCCAGGATCAACGGGGATGATGTGCCACTGGCCTCCCCGCCGCTGGCATACGGGTAGCACCCGGCCACCATCACCCCTCTTTCGCAGCACCCCTCCCCCTCCAAGCCTCCCCGCCCATACCGCTTGATTGCGCAG